AAGGATATAAATTAAAAATAACGCGACCACGTTGTGGGTGTTGAATGTGACAGTACTTTTTCATAAAGTGAGCTGGGTCTTGGGCACACTTGATATATTCCTGTCTAATTATTTGTTTTAAATCCTGATCCGCCATTATTTTCCAATTCTCCAGTACATACGGGTTGATAGAACTGGTTGGAAATCTTGATTAACACCTAGCCCAAAACCGTATACATTTCTTTTTTTATTTCTCCATAACATTTCACCACCTAGATAATTTAATTGGTTTGTTTTTCCTTGTAAACCCACACCTAAATAGAATTCATTCTCATTAATGTAGACTGTATTAATTATTGTTGTGGTGGGTATTAAAACATTAGGTTGGATTTTTCTAGATAGTATAGAATTTTTACTTATAGTATCATTTATAATAATACTTCCCAAGGAATCTAGATTTAAAGTATCTGTGTAGAAATATTTAGTATAATAATCTTTTAAAATACTTAAGGTATCAACATCACTGGGTATAGTATCGTGGATTATTTTTATTTTGGTTTTCCATTTGGGAACATACACCAAACTATCAATTTTTAAAGTATCCCACTTAACTTCTACTTTAGTAATTACTTTAGGTTCTATAGGATCATTACCCCCTCTACAATCTCGCATAAAGAGAATAATAATTACTAACGCTACAATAAGTAGTGTTTGGATATTTTTAAAGAAGTCCTTCAAGTTCTTTTTTAATTTTTGTTAGTTCTTTTAAACGAGTTAAAAGTTTTGATTTTTCTGGTTCTTCAGCATCTTTATATTTTTTAACTAAAGATTTCATTTGCTTAGTAGTTTCACCTAATTTATTAGCAATTTTAGACACAGAATCTTTTGATGATGATTTTATATCTTTAGTAGATGGTTCATCATCTTCTTCTTCTCTAATAGATAAAGAATCTAAAGCATCCATTGTACCTTCAAACCCAGGAATATCAGCAGGTTTATCAAATTCTCTTTGTTTTAAAGCTGCTTGAATTGCAAATACAGCATCTTGTTCTGAGTAGTTATATCTTTTAGCCATTGCTTTAATAAAGTGATTTACGGCTTTTGATACTTCAGGGTTTAAAGATTCATCTATAGCATCTTCTTCTTCCTCATTTAAAGGAGCATTCATCATTAACTCTTCAGCACGTGAAATAGCATTGTCTAAACCATCGTAAAATATATCATCACCTATTACATTATATGCTTTTTTTGATATATCTTGAAGTTGAGATAAAATTATATTTATGTCTGATGCTTTCCCAAGAGCCCAAGTACCTTCTTTCATAAGATCCTTAGTTTTTTCTAATTCCTTATTTAATTCAGCTTGTGCCTTAGTTTTATCTTGAATATCCTCTGCGGATTCTTCAGATAAAATTTCTATAATTTCATTTTTAATAGATGCTTTTAATTCGGATTTTTTCATTTTTTAAATATTGAACGTTTTTGTGGTATGTTAAAAATACTGTCTTTTAATACTTGGAGTGAATCCAAGTGTAGAGAAATATCTATCTGGCATTGTTGATATTCTTTTTTTAACACTTTAATTTCATTTTTTAAATTTTTTACTTGAGTAGTATAAGATAAAATAGAATCTTTAAGTGTTGAAATAAATTCTACTTTTAAATTAAGTTGGGATGAAAGTGTTGTATTTTTTATAGTTAAAGTATCAATTTGTAAGGATTTCTCTCTTAATTGTTGTTTAAGTTGTCTAATTAAATACTCTTCATGTGTTAAAGTTTTAGACAAAGAATCTAGATAATAATTTTTTTGTTGGTTAGTTTTTTTTATTTGCGTAAGGTTAGAATCAGCAGTAGCTAATAAACTATCCGTAATTGATATAGGAGAAGATGTTTCAGGAACAGCAAATATATCAGGTTCTGGGTTTGTGCAACCCAAAAATAAAAATATTAAAAATATTATCGACTTTGATTTATTAAAAAACATTCTATCAATTTTTGGTTTACTTCTTCTAATTTTTCTTCATAATCCTCTACCTTTTCCTCTAATACTTTTATTCTAGCATTTTGACTTTCAACTTGTTGGGAATGGGAATTGCGAAGTTCATAAAAAAGGTACCCTACAACCAACAGCATTAAAAAAGCTATTGCTGTTATAGGGCTTTTTTTAAATTGTTCAAAATTTACAGGTAATTCCATACCTATAAATATCATGAAAAAATTACCTTTACAATTTGTTTAATACGTTCTTCCGTAGTACCTGATAATGTGTGTAGGTTTTTTATTCTATGACGGTAACGAGTAATAGTATTAGTAATAATAAAATCGATTAAATTTCTATATTCAGCATCGGTTTCACGAATACCATTATCTTCAATTTCAACACCTTCAGGAGATACATAGAAAATATAATCATATTCTGATATTAAATTTTTAGCATGGGTTGTGAAATCTTCTTTATTCAAATAATTCATAGATTTAGAAGCCCGAGCAAATGCAATCACATCAATTACAGTACGATCTGTAATGATATTTTCTTGCATAAGTTCAGTTGCACGTTCAGCTAAAAATACAGTTTGACCTTTTAATGTTGAATCAGTGTTTAATGGAATTCCCATTGCCATCAATTCTTTAGAACGTTCTGTTCTGGTAACATAATCTTTAAATTCAGGTAACTCTTTTAACGCATTTACAAGCGTTGTTTTACCTACAGACATTGTTCCACAAAGACCTATTTTCATATTTTCAAATATATTAATGTCTTATATTAGCTCCAGTTTGTTTATACCAAGGAAGCCCTTCACAATTACTTAAAGCTTCACTAAAACCTTCTTGATCAAATTCAATACCATACAGATACCAAGATTTTTTCAATTCACATTCTTCCCCTTGAATAGGTTCAATTGCTGGGCCTTCCCAATTGTGATGTTTCCAATGTTTTTCATCTTTAAATTTAATAAAATAATGATAAGCACCTTGCGATCTCATTCTCCTATATTCGTATAGTTTTTCTTTTGCCATAACTTTTAAAATATATTTTTTATTTATTAATATACAACTACTTTTAACTATCTCCAAATTTTAGAATATGTTCTGCAACATAATTGCCTTGTGCCCCAGAAACTGTAATGCCACGAGCTGATAAGGCATCACCTACAAAATGAACGTTATCATAATCCACAAGTGACAAATTGTTATAATTTACAAGTGGTTCAGGAGACAAATACTTTACTTCAGGAATGTAAATGCCCCAATCATCTTCTAATGTGGGGAATACTTTTTTCATATCCTCGATAAAATCTTCAATATATTGAAAATATTCTCCCATTATCTCTCGTACACCATCCAAATATTCTATTTGATAAGATGATACATTATTTCCCTCTGATGTAGTTGAAGGGATACGGGTTGGGCTATAATATAAACCAGTTCCACTAAATTGTAGTTTATTTACTACCTCACGTGACCATTTAAATGGTTCTTCAATGCCTTGAATTTCCATCAAGATACCAAAATTGGTCATATCGTTTCTATGTTCTTCTCCTTTTTTAGCGTGACCATTATATGAATGATCACCATATGTTTCCTCTACAGCAACATATGCTGCATTGTTGTTTGTACAGAATGAACGTAGTGATACTCCTTTGTCTTCGAATTTACGATATAATTTAAAATCATAACTAATATCAATTAGTTTCTGGAAGTGTTTTTGTGGTGCCTCAAACCGCACCCCAATTTGTACTGGTTTTGGTTCAGTAGGTAATGTATATTCGTCTGCTAATTGTTTACCAAAGTCAATACCTGATTTACCAACTGCAAATATTAGGCGGTCATAAGGGAATCTAAGTTTAATGTTGTTAGTTTCAACTAGTTTTTGGTGGAAGTGTATTTCAGTTACTTTAGTTTCCCAAACAAAGTTAACACCCTTCTCAACTAAAAAGTCATACCAATTTTTACCAATCTCATGTAGATAATCTGTACCAACGTGCCATACAGGGAATAAACGTAAACCGAAATAGGGTTTAATAAAATTTGGTTCTGCTATTGGGTTTGAACATTGTACTTCCTCTGGTTTAGGATGG